AAAGCTGGGGGCATGTGCGTGGGGCAGGTGAAGCACCAGCACCGGAGCTTCCCGGAGGGGTTTCCCCGGAACAGGCTGCGAGTCTCTCCGAAGAACTCTCTGGGATGCTTGGGGGTTAAGATGGCTGCGCTCCCATCCCCACTCCCCTACACTCAGCATTTCTTTGTGGAGAACCACTACTTCGGCAGTTGCCAACGTGGTGGTATCCATATCCATGAGGAATACGCAGCCCCGCGTTCCTATGCATACTTCTGCCCGATTTGTGCAGAAGTATGGGCCAGGTGCCCGATAGAAGGGGGAGGCTCAATGGCAGGAACTTTTCGGTGCATCGAAACTCCCTGCCGAAAGCATACAAAGCACCCTTGGGCAGTTCCCGGCTCCTTGATGTTGCTGTGGGATGCAGAGTTTTCAGAGCTGTTCCCTGAAGAGCTGGTGCGATGGGAGTTTGAGCGCCATCTGAGTTATGCGGAAAATGTCCTGCTGGCGGGTTAGCAGGCCCACAGCCCCACGAAAGGAAAGTACTACTATGGCTACTGTAATTATTTGCTTGAGACTTGTGTTGTTCATCTGGGCTATAGTAGAAGCCGTGCAGGTGCTATCTCGCTGAACATTTTGGCTATTTTCAACAGGGAGGATTGTGGCCATGACTACTATTGGAGTTTGCCTGAAATTCGCGCTGTTCTCGTGGGCTGCAGTCGGTGTCTTATGGGTTGTGGCCGTACTGCTGGTAGGTTGGCAGGTGTACAGAACCTACAGATACCACAAATATCTTAACTATTTACAACAAAGGAAAAAATTATGACTGAACCAATTGCAACATCAACAACCCCACCTGCTGCCCTCAGCGCCCTCCCCGGCGTCAATGTGCTCCTGATGGGGCCGGCAGGTACTGGCAAAACTTACTCCATCGGCTCCCTGGTAGAGGCAGGAGTTGAGGTATTCTATCTGGGCTTGGAGTCCGGGCTGGAATCCCTACTTGGCTACTTCACTGACCGTGGAAAGGAGATCCCCCCGAACCTTCACTGGCACCAATTACCAGCGCCAAAGGCGAGTTTCAACGAACTTCAGGACAACGCGACAAAGATCAACACAATGGCACTGGATTCCCTTGCTAAAATGTCTGACCCAAATCGCAGTAAGCACAATCAATTCCTTCTTCTGTGTGCGGTGCTGAATGACTTTCCCGATGACCGTACAGGGGAGAAGTTTGGATGTGTTGATACCTGGGAACCTTCCCGTGCTTTGGTAGTGGACGGTATGGCTGGACTGGCCCGTGCGGCAATGTCACTTGTCATCGGAGGCAAGCCAGTTAAGAATCAATCAGACTGGGGCATCGCACAAGACCAGGTGGAGAAAATTGTGCGCATGTGGACAGACAACTGCCGCTGTCACTTTGTGCTCATTGCGCATGTCGAGCGGGAGACTGATACTGTGTTGGGAGGTGTCAAGATTATGATCAGCACACTTGGCAAAGCCCTTGCGCCCAAACTCCCCCCGATGTTCTCTGACGTCATCCTCACAGTTCGTGAAGGTACGAAATTTTCCTGGGATACGGGGAGTGCAATCGCTGACGTCAAGTCACGCAATCTCCCCATCGCCCAGGGGCAGCCACAGGACTTCCGGCTTATCATAGGGAAGTGGAAATCTCGGGGAGGCGCACTGTAGTCAATGTGCGTAACTGTGGCAATTCCTCTTGCACCCTGCCGCTATGGGTGCGAGACTAGCCTCACCCTCTCACGCACCATCGAGAGGGGTTTTTCTCAGCCTTAACCTTAACTTTAACTTTACAGGAACTCTATCATGACTTTTGATGCTAATTCTTTTCTCGACTCCACAGTCTCTGGTGCTAACGATACCAAAACAGTGCCTGTGCCCGTTGGTGAATACATGGCCATCATCTCCAAAATCGCCCCCCGCCAGTGGCAATCGAAAGATGGCACATCCTCTGGCGTTGCCTTGGATATCTTCTGGTCTATCGAAGATACGCAGGTCAAGGCCGAACTCGGCCGCGATGAGGTCGTCTGCAAGCAGGGGCTTATGCTGGATTTGAATGCCGATGGCACGCTGGATATGTCCAAGGGCAAGAACGTAGCCTTGGGCCGCCTGCGTGAAGCTGTTGGCAAAAACAGCCCCAACGAACCCTTCTCCTTCGCAATGCTGCCTGGCCTCTCTGCCCGTGTCAGCGTAAAGCACCGCATGGGCCAGAATGACGGTGAGGTATTTGCTGAAGTCAAAGGTGTCGCCAAGCTGTAACCCCCTGCTGTAATTTGTAGTTGTAGCGTCTTGGGCCAGTTAGGGTTACTCCTCCCTCTCTGGCCCTTTTTTCATGAAAGGCATTTGCCCATGATTTATACCAGTAACATATCTCAAATTCTCCAGAACTTGCCCTCATTCTACGCATTGCCTATTGCATCATGGGTTAATGCCCGTTACCGTATAAATCCCTCAAAAATGGCCGGTTTTAAGCCATTCTTGACCTATAGCGCCGTGCCATTGAGGCATGGCATTTTCTCCACCCTCTTCAGTCATAAGTGAGGCCACAATGCAGCTAATCGCAGTAGATAAAATCATCATTGCCAAAGACCGTCAGCGGCAAGAGTTTGACCCGCAGGCACTGGCGGAACTTGGCACAACAATTGCCAGTAAGGGACTGATGCATGCACTGGTAGTACGGGAATCTCCCGAAGGCTTTGTCCTGGTTGCAGGTGAGCGTCGCCTTCGGGCCATCATTGACCTGTGGATGTTGGGAGGCCAGTTCCACTATAACAGTCAGCCAGTCCCAGAGGGCTTCGTGCCCTACGTCACACTGGGGCAGCTCTCTCCACTGGAAGCGGAGGAAGCGGAACTGGAAGAAAACCTCCACCGCAAAGACTTAAGCTGGCAGGAACGTGCAAGTGCTATGGCCAGGCTCCACAAGCTCCGCTCTCAGCAAGCCCAAGCCCTTGGGAAGCTCCACACAGTGGCTGATACTGCGATGGAGGTGAAAGGCCGCAGTGATGGCTCCTTCCAGGATCAGGTGCGCAAAGACATTATAGTCGCAAACCACCTTCACAATCCTGAAATTGCAAAGGCCAAAACTACTGATGAAGCATTCAAAATTCTCAAGCGACAGGAGACTAGCGCAAAGAATGTTGCGCTGGCGGAGGCAGTCGGCAGAACTTTCCAGGCTTCTGTCCACGAAGTCCACAATGTCAACTGCCTCGACTGGCTTAGGGTATGTCCAGCAGAACGCTTTGATGTCATCCTCACTGACCCCCCTTATGGAATGGGAGCTGATGCTTTTGGCGAAGCTGGAGAGGGGAGACTGGCCAACTACAGCCACCACTATGAGGACAGCCATGAAAGCTGGCAAGAGCTAATGCGCCGGTGGTGTCCAGAGAGTTTCCGCGTCACGAAGCCCCAGGCTCACGCGTATGTCTTCTGCGACTTCGACCGTTTCCATGAACTGAAGGCGCTGATGCAAGCCGCCGGCTGGTATGTGTTCCGCACACCAATCCTGCACACAAAACCCAACAGTGGCAGAGTACCGCTCCCTGACGAAGGCCCACGCCGGCAGTATGAGTGCATCCTGTACGCGATTAAAGGGCATAAAAAGACCACAGCAATCTACCCTGACATTATTGCTACAACAGCTGACATGGGTTTGCAGCACGGCGCGCAAAAGCCGGTTGCACTCTATGAGAATCTGCTGATGCGAAGTGTACGGCCTGGGGATGAGGTATTGGATTCCTTCGGAGGCACTGGCACACTCATCCCGGCTGCTCATGCCAAGAAGTGCAAAGCGACGGTACTGGAAGCCTCCAAGGAATACTATGGAGTATGCCTGCAGCGGCTGAAAGACGTGGAGGAAGCTGACAGAAATCCTCCTGTTACCACTGGGAAGGTGTTAGGGGATGAACTGGCGGCTTTGATGAGGGTTCCCCCTTCATACACACACTCAGGAGCTACAACCCTATGATACGCGCAGTCGGGCCGAATAATGCGGCCATAGCAATAGTAGGAGAATTTCCGCATGAGCAGGATATCGCTACAGGAGAGCCATTCCGGGGTATGCCTGGGGTAGAACTCACGAAGCTCATGCGAGAGGCTGGAATTCCAAGGGAGAGTTGCTACCTGACAATGGTATGCACTTCCAAGGCACCTTCAGGCAGGACGGGGGGACTTGTAGCGCTGAAGAAGAAAGACATTACTCCAGCCCATGTCTATTACAACGGCAGGATGGTGCTACCCCAGGTAGTGGAGGGGATTGAGCGGCTACGGCAGGAACTCCTAGCCCTCAAACCTAATGTTGTCTGTGCCATTGGGGACTTGGCGCTGTGGGCGCTCACTGGGGAGTGGGGTGCGATGAACTGGAGGTCGTCTGTGATGGTCTCCACACTCATCCCAGACTTGAAAGTTATCCCTACGATCTCCCCGGCACTTCTGAATATGCAATGGAATCTGCGCCCGATTCTGCTGCATGACCTGAAGCGGGTGGCCAGGCACAAGGACAATCCACGGGTTTCTCGCACGGATTACAAACTTGTAATACGCCCAAGTTATTCCCAAGCTGCCGACACCCTGGATTCCCTCATCACCTCTGCCTCAGCCGCTCTCAGCGCTGGCCACAAGCTCAAACTCGGTGCTGACATTGAAACCCGTGCAGGGCACATTGCCTGCATCGCCTTCGCCTGGAGTTCCTCAGAGGCCATCTGCATCCCCCTCATGTGCCAACACTCTGACGAAGGCTACTGGACTCTGGAAGAAGAATCTCAGCTCGTACTCCGCATGATTCGCCTCATGTCACTGGTGCAAATCATTGGGCAGAACTGGAACTATGATGCGCAGTACATCTATCGCTATTGGCACTTCCTCTGCCCGGACGTGCAAGATACAATGATTCAGCAGCATTCCTGCTTCTCCAACCTCCCGAAAAATCTGGCCTTCCTCTCTTCGATGTATCTGGAGGATCACCTGTACTGGAAGGATGACCGCACTAATTGGACTGACGGCCCCAAGGGGGAGGGTGAGGACAAGTACTGGATTTACAACTGCACGGACTCCCTGCGTACTCTTGCAATCCATGAAGTCCTGGCACAGGTTGTGAAATCCCTTAAGCTCGAAGCTGTCAACGCCTTCCAGCAATCCCTCGCCCCCTGTGTTCTCAAGACCATGAATCGTGGGATCCGCATGGATACGCGCAGACGTGCTGCCTTCTCCCAGGAACTCCTGCAGGCACGAGCTGCCCGAGAAACCTGGATGGCGGAAGTCCTTGGCCACCCAGTCAACATCCGTTCTCCTAAGCAGATGCAGGAACTTTTCTACGAAGAGCTCGCGCAGAAGAAAGTGCTCAAGCGGAACGCAGAAGGCGGCATGTCACCCACAACCAATGATGAGGCCTTGCACAAACTGGCAATGCGGGAGCCAATACTTCAGCCCCTCACCCGCACAATCTCTGAACTGCGCTCTCTGGGAGTTTTCAACTCAACTTTCGTGGAAGCTCAGCTGGACACAGATGGCCGCATCCGTACCACTTTCAATATCTGTGGGACTGAGACTTACAGGTTCGCCTCTAGCAAGAACGCCTTTGGCTCCGGGCTGAATTGCCAGAACATCCCGAAGGGCGGGGAAGTCGAAGGCGGCGGCTTGTCCCTGCCGAATGTCCGCAAACTCTTCATTCCTGACCCCGGCATGGCCATGTTCGATATTGACTTAGACAGTGCTGACTTACGAATTGTGACATGGGAGAGTGACTGCAAGTGGATGAAAGACCACTTCGCCAATGGCAGGAAGCCCTATGTGGAAGTCATGCGGGAGTATTACCGCAATCCCAGTATGACAAAGAAGTCACATCCCAGGGAATATGGCATGTTCAAATCACTGTGCCACGGGACAAACTACCTGGGAACTGCCGATGGCATTGCACCGCGCATTGGCCTGCTTGTGCATGAAACCGAGCGAATCCAGAAATGGTACTTTGGGCTTGCGCCGGAAATCAAACGCTGGCAGGAGGATATCAAAAAGCAGGTCAGTGGCCGCCGGTACGTGCAAAATGCCTTTGGCTATCGCATACACTTCTTTGACAGGATAGAAGGGACTATCTTCAATCAGGCAGTCGCATGGATACCACAATCAACAGTAGGCTGCCTCATCAATCGTGCCTATGTCAACATCCACAACAACCTGCCAGAGGCTGAAGTCCTACTCCAAGTCCA